ATTAAGCTCACTTTTCAAAAGAGGAACCACAATATGTCAGTAAAAAGTTTTAAGTTTGTATCTCCTGGAGTCTTTATCAATGAAATTGATAACTCCTTTATTCCCAAGACCCCGGAGGCGATCGGCCCCGTGATTCTTGGCCGGTCCACACGCGGTCTAGCTATGCAGCCTACGAAAGTAGAGTCATATGCAGAATTTGTAGAAGTATTTGGTGATACGGTTCCTGGTAATGGCGGTGGTGACATCTATCGTGATGGCAACTATCAGTCCCCAATGTATGGCACTTATGCTGCCAAAGCTTTTTTGAGAGCCAATGTAGCTCCCATTACTTATGTGAGGCTTCTTGGACAACAAACATCAACTGGCAATAGTTCCGGTGGTGATGCGGCTGCGGGCTGGAAAACCAGCGCTACAATCAGCACAACGGTAGCTTCAAACGGCGGTGCATATGGCTTGTGGGTCTTTCCGTCGAAGTCGGCCAATGACGGTACTGGAACTTGGATTGGAACTGGCTCTTTGGGTGCTGTTTGGTATCTCAATAGTGCGGCTAAAATTGAATTAAGCGGCACATTCTATGATGGTAACGGTTCACGGACTTTGACTCAATCTGCAGGGAACTTGGTTACAACAGATGCCAGTGGTCTCTTTACTATCGTCATCAGTGGTTCCACTGGAACAGAAACAGTTAAGTTTGATTTTGACGATTCAAAAGAAACCTTTGTTCGCAAGCGTTTTAGCACCAATCCGCAACTTGTGTCTACCGCGGGTGCTTTTTATCCTTCCGCATCCGCCAGAGAATATTGGCTTGGTGAATCCTTTGAGCAAGAACTCCGCGATGGCGGTGGTGTAGGCACCGGTGATCTTAGTATTAATGATAATTTGATTGGTATTGTTCTCGGTTTGGCTCAGAGTGCCTCATCTGGCCCAGGATCCAGCGATCCCTCACAAATGAAAGGCCAAGCTTCGGCTAAAGCTAAGGCTGGATGGTTTATTGGTCAGGATCTGGGAGCGACGGGATCCTATCAGCCCCAAGACGCTCAAAAGCTTTTCCGGTTAATCGGCCGCGGTCATGGCGCATGGTTATATAAGAATGCTAAAGTTTCAATTGAGAAAATTAGACAATCTACTACCACAGCCACCGAGTACGGCACATTTTCTGTAGTGTTGCGTAATCTTTTGGATACAGACAACAAGGTTGAGATTATTGAAAGATTTGATAATCTTACATTAGATCCCACATCTCCTGATTACATTGCTCGTAAGATTGGTGATGTATATGAAAGTTGGGACACCACTGGTCGCAGACTTAAGGATTATGGTGAATACCCCAATAGATCAAAGTTTATTCGCGTTGATATGAATGCAGATGTAGACGCCGGCGCAACCGATGGGGTCCTACTTCCATTCGGCTACTTCGGTCCTCCAAAGTTTACGGCGGTCCAAGTGATTAAAGGCAGCGGTTTCGATTCAACCACCGGCAGTTTCGTGCTTGGTGGCATAAACAGCATTCCTGGAGCTGGACCTCGCTTTTGGGGTGGCACCGGCTCAGTTGACGGCGCCGGCGCAGACGGCGCCAGCTCAAGTCGCGTTACTGGATCGCTAGCATTCCCATCGGTTAGACTACGACTTAGTGCTTCCGATGGNGGCTTAAGTGATCCAACAAATGCGTATTTTGGTATGGATGTAACAAGGAATACTGGCTCTACTCGCCCCGATGCAAGTGTGGCTGATTCCCACAGATTGTGGTATGCAAGCTTTCCTGATGATCCCACATCAACCGCACCCACTACTGGTATTAGTCCTTATGGNTATGTTTTCTCGCTTGATGATGTAAGACAGTCCGGCGGTTCATTCTTCTACCAGTCAGGATCCCGAAGAGGAACCCCGNTTTCAGACGGCACCTACGTTGCCGGCACATCAGTTACTAGTGGTTCTTACACAAATCTTCTTAACGCTGGATATAACCGCTTTACTGCTCCTTTCTGGGGTGGTTTCGATGGGTTTGATATTACAAAGCCAGACCCACTGTATAACGGTGCGATGGTAGCGGCTTCTACTGAAGATAACTCCTATGTATATCACACCTTCCGCAGAGCGATTGATACCGTTGCTGATCCAGAGTTTATTAATATGAACATGCTGGTAGCTCCCGGCTTGACCACTGACTCTCTGACGACTCATATGATTAATGTTTGTGAGGAACGTGGAGATGCTATGTCACTTATCGACTTGAAGAATATTTATATTCCTCCACATGAGAAGTACTACGCCAGCAAGGCTAATAGAATTGGAACTACTCCAACTCAAGCAGCCGTTGATTTGAAGGATAGAAGAATTGATTCCAGCTATGGTGCCACCTTCTATCCTTGGGTACAAACCCGCGACGAGACCACCGGACAATTAGTTTGGATTCCGCCATCTGTTGCTATGATGGGAGTTCTAGCTAGCGCAGAAGCTAAATCCGACGTATGGTTCGCGCCTGCAGGCTTTAACCGCGGTGGCTTGAGTGAAGGCGCGGCTGGGATTCCAATTACAAATGTGACAGAAAGATTGATTTCCAAAGATCGGGACAATCTTTATGAAGCAAGGATTAATCCTATTGCCTCCTTCCCATCATCCGGTATTGTTGTGTTTGGTCAAAAGACCCTCCAAGAACGCCGATCAGCGTTGGATCGAATCAATGTTAGACGACTCGTTATCTACCTTAAAAAGCAGATTTCTATTCTTTCAAACCAAATCTTGTTTGAACAAAACGTTCAAGCAACTTGGAATCGCTTCATCGCCCTAATTGACCCATTCTTGGCAAATGTTAAGACAAGGTTCGGTCTTAGTGATTATAGATTAATCCTTGATTCTTCTACCACTACGCCCGACTTGATCGATCAGAACATCTTGTATGCCAAGATCATGATCAAGCCAGCTAGAGCTATCGAGTATATCGCGATTGACTTCGTGATTATGTCAACAGGGGCGTCATTTGACGACTAAATAAAAGTGCGGGGGATTTTTCTTCTCGCACACTAATTAAAATAGATTAAGGAGTTACTCAACAATGCCATTCTGGTCAACAAATTTCGGAGAAAGTGCAGATCTAAAAGATCCCAAAAGAAAATTTAGATTTACTGTAGAATTCACAGGTATCAACGCCTCACAAGGGGGCTCCTTTTTGTGGTATGCTAAAACAGCAACGAAGCCTTCGTTTGCCGTTAATGCAGCAGAACACAAGTATCTTAACCATACGTTCTTTTATCCTGGTGCTGTCACATGGGCAGAGGTTACGATTACATTGGTAGATCCTTCAGAGCCCGATATGACGGCTACCTTTGCTGATATTCTACAAGCTTCGGGTTATCGAGTTCCTACGGATAGCACCGAATTTACCACCATTTCCAAAGCTAAAGCGGCCAGCGCACTCGGCTCTGTGATTGTAACTCAAATTGATGCCGAAGGCGGCGAATTGGACAAGTGGACACTTATAAACGCATTTGTATCTGATGTTAAATTTGGCGACAGCCTTGCGTATGGTGATGATGAATTGGTTGAACTTTCCCTTACTTTGAAGTACGATTGGGCTACTTGCGAAACCACCAACCCCTCCGTTGCTGTTGGCGAAGGCACAACTCAAGGTACCGAGTTCTTCAAGGTATAATAATCCGACACATAACTAATGATAGAGGTGTATATTGTCGAGAAATAGAGATAGAGTAGGGAGTCCTGCACAAAGTGCGGACGCCCCTTCACCTGCTGTTATGCAGGACGCAGCCGCGGCAGGTTTTTCGTTCGTTGTTCCCACCGAGTTTGTAGAACTTCCCTCCCAAGGAAAATATTACCCAGAGAGTCATCCTCTTTGTGGTGAAACAAGCATAGAAATTCGTCAAATGACGGCGAAGGATGAAGATTTGCTAACATCCCGCGCATTGATCAAGAAAGGTGTTGTTTTAGATCGCCTTATTCAAAGTTTGATTGTAGATAAAACGATAGATTCAGATTCATTGTTGATCGGGGATCGAAATGCCATCATTATTGCAACCAGAGTTTCTGGTTATGGTAATGAATACGGCGTTCAGATTAATTGNCCTAATTGTGGAGAAAGACAAGAACACAATTTCGATTTAAATGAAGCAAATGTGTATTATGGAGACGACCCTCGGCTCGAAACCCTGCATGTAACTAATAACGAAAACGGAACATATAACACAGTGCTCCCCAGAACCAGTGTGACAGTTACTTTTAGATTATTCACCGGAGAAGACGAAAAAGCCATCATCAAAATCATTACAGATTCTCGCAAAAGAAATCTCGAAGAAAAAAACGTTACTAGACAACTTAATAGTATGATTGTAGCGGTTAATGGCGATGACTCAAGAGAAGCAGTAAATTACTTTGTTAATAACATGCCCTCCATCGACTCGCGCCATTTGCGAACAGTTTTTGAGCTAGCCACTCCAGATATCGATCTTACGCAAATATTTGAATGTGGTGATTGCGCCCATGTACAAGATATGGAGGTTCCGCTCACAGCGGAGTTTTTTTGGCCTGACCGATGAATATATGGAGAACGTCTATGAGGCGTTCTTCTTTTTGAAATACTCGGGGGGATGGTCTTTTTCGGAAGCTTATAATCTGCCTATTAAATTAAGAGAATGGTTTGTCGAAAGACTAGTTAAGCAATTAGAAAACGAAAATCAAGCCATAGAGTCGGCCCAGAGAGGCGGCGGAAGCAATTCACAGACTTTGACCCCATATAATCAACCGCAACGCCCTCCTGATATGATGGCCAAGAAGAGACAAGGATAATAAACCCCTTGTCTTTTTTTGTAAAAACTAATTAGATTATAGACAGAG